GCGTCATATGCATTGATGAGCATGAACGGCAGCCCTGTGGAAATCAGCTTTGATACCGACACCGTCCCCGCCAAAGCAGCAGGTGATGCTGCTGATGTATCCGCTACCCTGACGTACGGAGAGGGTGTTACCCCGTTCAGCCTGCATTCGGCAACCGTCGTGATCGACGGCGGAATCGAAGCCATGATTATCGGCCAGCAGACAAGCGTCAAAGTCCGCCCGCGCGACAGTCAAGCCCACAGCGTAACCGCCGGGCAGAAATATAAAGTCCTGCTCAAAAACAACGGGGGCACAAACGGGATATGTGTTCTGGCAACCGGCAAAAATGACATTAACGGCGCGAATGTCGGCAACTGGCAAGCCATACTGGAGCGTATCAAGACCTACACCAAAAAATGCCTTGACCTAGTCGAACCTAAGGCAAATCAGCGCTTTATTGTCCTGACAAACTGGGCAGACAACAAACCGTCTTGGGTAAAAGCGACATACACTTTCCGACATACTCTAAAAGACCAGTACAACCAATGGCTGAAAGCAACCTATGGGAGGAACGTATATGACATTGAGGCGTACATGTTGTCTGAGCAAATTTGGAATGACGTAGGAATCACCCCGAATGAAGCAGACAAACAGGCTCAAAAAGAAGGCATCATGCCTCTGTCTCTTTCGTTTGACGGTGGCGCGCATTTCCTGCCTGCGGTAGAAGCAAAAATTGCCGAGCATATCATCAGTAAGGCTAAAGAGTTGGGTTATCTGTAAGCAAATGGCAAAGGCAGTCTGAATTTCAGACGACCTTAAAGCCGCACCCAAAACCACCGCCGCTTGCAGGCCTTGAAAAGCAAAGCAACAATCAGCAAATCAAAAAGAAACGGAAAAAACATGACTGCAAAACGAATGCACGGCGTTACCGCCAACGAATTCACGCATGGCGCACGGGCAATCTCGGACATATCCACCAATATCATCGGCATCGTCGCCACAGGAGACGACGCCGACCCGAAGGTTTTCCCTGCAAATCAGCCTGTATTTTTTAATTCGGTCAATAGTATCATTGATAAAGCGGGGACAGATTCCAAGGGTACTCTCTCCCGCTCGTTGGATGGCATACTGGATCAAACTGATGCGCAAATCGTCGTAGTACGCGTACCGTACTCCGCCAAAGCACCCGAGCAAAAGGCAAATGCCGTTGCCGGTTGTAAATTATTGGCAAAAGCCAAGGCCTACACGGGCTTTAAGCCTAAAATCATCGGAGCACCGGAATTGGACGATGCAACCGTTACTGCCGAATTGGTTGTGGCCGCCAATGCACTGGAAGGATTTGTTTATGCATCCGCCGGCGGCGCGGAAGACATTACTGCGCTGACACAATATAAAAACGGGTTTGGACAAAAAAATCTCATGTTGATCGACAATGAATTTATGGGCACCGGTCAGGGCGGAAAACAGGTAACAGCCGCAACAATAGCCCGTATTTTAGGCGCGCGCGCCATGCTTGACCAAAAAATCGGGGTACACAAATCAATCTCCAATGTCGAAATTCAAGGTGTGGATGCCATTAAATATCCTCGCAGCTTCGGACTGCTAGATATTAATTCAGAGGCGAACACGATCAATAATCTAGACGTTACGACGCTGATACGCGAAAAAGGTTTTCGCGTATGGGGCAACCGCACCTGCTCGGCAGATCCGATTTGGGCGTTTGAACCGACCGTCCGCGTCGCATCTGTAATCAAAGAGACCATTGCCGAAAGTTTCCTCTGGGCAATGGATATAAAGATGCATCCGTCCCTGATGATTGACATCATCAACACAATCAACGCGAAACTGGCGGAAAAAGTCTACGACGGTTGGTTATTGGGTGCGCAGGTATTCATCGACCCGAAAAAAATCGAAAAAGAACGCGTATCAAACGGCATCTTCGCATTCGACTACGAATTTACCGTCGCCCCGCCATTGGAGAACATCGAATTGAACCAACACGTCTCCGACCGCTTTATCGTCAACCTGACCGACCGCGTCATCGAGTTTGCGTCAAACATCAAACCGACCACAGTATAAGGACAGCAAATGCAGTTACCACGCATCCTAAAAAGTTTTAACGTATTTACCGACGGCCTCAACAAAGACGGCGTCCTGATGACCGTCAAACGCCCCGACATCAAATTCAAAACCGAAGACTACACGCCGGGCGGCGGCTTGGGTGAATACACAGTCATTCACGGCATCGAGAAACTCGAGCTTGAGCTGACAAGCAAAGGCTTCGACCTCGAATTGTTCAAATCAATCAGCCATAAAATTAATGGCAACCTGCTGCGTTACCAAGGCGCGTTGCACAAAGAAGACGAAGAAACCTATCAAACATTAGTGGGTGAAGCTCGCGGACGCATCATCGAGACCACACGCAACGAAGACAAAGCGGGCGAAGGCGGCGAGCAGACATTCAAGTACGCCCTGACCTACTGGAAAGAAACAGTTGATGGCGAAGTCATTTTCGAATGCGACCTGATGGTAAACAAACTCGTCATCGGCGGTAAAGACATTCGCGCCGGCATCCGCAACGCATTAGGTCTGTAATCGTCAAAAAGCAAAGGTCGGGCAGCAAAAGCCCGACCGACAACAATCAAATCAAAGGCGCAAAAAATGCAGCAAGAACCCAAAATCAAAATAAACCCTGACAACACCATTATCGTAACCGTATCAAACGGCACGGCCTACACCCTCCGCGAGCCGCTCGCCAAAGACATGGCGGGCTTAGGTCAAGACCTGATTAAAATCAAGCACACAGAAACAATCCAAAAGCTGCTCTCAAAAATCAGTACGCCAAAAATCGGCATGGCTCAATATGGCGGATTCAGCATGGCGGACGCGCAAGCCCTCAACGCCGCCGTAGATTTTTTTTCAGCACCGCCGTCAGCGAAAGTAGAGATTCAGGAAGCCTTTGCGGAATTGGGTTATTTCCAAGATTCCGCTACCGAGCAGACGCTTTCAGCCAACTGATAAATTCCGTCCCTGATATTTGGGAAGATGACGTTGACGGCGACCCGCAAAAGTTTTACCCAATAGACGATGCCCTCGCCCTCTGCGCAATCACATTTAAAGGGTCGATTGATTGGTTTGCCGAACAAAACCTATACAGGTTAAACAGTTGGGCGGCAAAAGCGGAAGAAATAAACCGGATCCAATCCGAAAACGCAGGGCAATAAAAAAGGTCGTCTGAAACATTTCAGACGACCTTTTTAATGAAAAACTACTTGAACAATTTACCGATGAAGAAAAAAGCCATCGCACTGCTGACCACCTTCCGATAAGGATTGGACTTAGCCGCCGTCATATTGCGGTAATTTTCACAAAGAACACGGCTTTCACTTTGAACTTTTCGGATGTATTCATCAGTTTCCCGACGTAATTGCGCCGGAGACTTAGGACGTCTCGACGGCGTGAATGCAGGCTGTTCATTTACAGGCTGACGCTTAAAAAAACCGAACATATCAAATCCATCCATTAAATACAGGCAAAACGCCATGACCGATAAGACGCTTAATATTATTCTCAAAGCCACCGATAAGGCAAGCGGACAATTTGACCGAATCAGCAAAGCCGCATCAGGACTGAGCGGGCGGTTAAAACAAACCGAACAAGAGCAAATACGCCTGAATAAAGCCCTAAACGACACCAAACGGCTTGATAAATACCGCCAAAACCTAAACGAAACAAATAAAAAGCTGTTGGAAAACCGCAACAGACAGCGGGAATTAATCGCCGAGATGAAAAAAAGCGGCGGCGCAACCCAAGAGCAAAGCCGAGAAATGAAAAAACTCGCCCAGCAGGCAAAAATACTGGAGCAAACCCAAGAGCGGCAACTGAAAAGCACCGGTCGGCTTGCGAAAGAAATGAAAGCCGCCGGGACGTCCACCGTCAATCTTGCCCAAAATCAAAAAACACTTGCCGAGCAGATGGAGAAAACAAACAAAAAAATCGCCGCGCAGCAAAAATGGGCAAATGCCAGCAGGAAACTGGACGACATCAACTCAAAAGCCATTATGGCATCAGGCGTCGCCGCCGCTCACGCATACGGCGCGAAACGACTGTTGGAAAAGCCGATAACAGCCTACGCACAAAGCGAAACGGCGTCCGTAGATTTACGCGCCGCCATGATGACATCCGACGGCAGCGTCTCCGCCGAATACGAAAAAATCAACAGTCTGGCTACCAAGCTGGGCGACAAATTACCGGGTACGACGGCAGATTTTAAAAATCTCATGACCATGCTGATGCGCCAAGGCGTATCCGCTCAAACCATCTTGGGCGGCACGGGCGAGGCCGCAGCCATGTTGTCGGTGCAGCTCAAAAAAGCTCCTGACGCCGCCGCTGAGATGACTGCCAAACTTCAAGACGCGACCCGCGCAAGTGAAAAAGAGATGCTCGCCATCATGGACCAAGTCCAACGCCTCTACTACACAGGCGTCGAGGACGGCAACATCTTGGGCGCATTTTCAAAGCTGTCCCCTGCTCTTGATACCCTCAAAATCAAAGGCGAAGCCGCAATGAAACAGATGGGTCCGTTGGTCGGTATGCTCGACCAAGCAGGACTGTCGGGAGAATCCGCCGGTAATGCCATGCGTAAAGTATTCACACGGATGATGGATACCGCAAAAATCGCCAAGGCAACCAAAGGCAGCGGAATAGACTTGGACTTTACCAATGGGAAAGGCGAATTCGGCGGCTTCGATAAAATGTATGCGCAGCTCGAAAAACTCAAAAGCCTGACCACAGAAAAAAGATTGGGAATTCTTCAAAAAATCTTTGGTGACGACGCTGAAACCCTGCAAGCATTAAACACGATGATCGAAAAGGGGAAGGTAGGTTATGAAGAGTTCTCCAAAAAAATGGAGGCGCAAGCCAGCCTGAACCAGCGCGTGAATGAGCAGCTTGGCACACTGACCAACCTTTGGGACGCAGCTAGTGGGACGTTTACCAACTTTCTCGCCACGATGGGGGAGTCAGTAGCGCCGGAACTCAAAAGCCTGACCCAATGGATAGCCGATGTAAACAGTAAATTAAGCACATGGGCTGCCCAAAATCCCAAAGCTGCCGCCGCCATCATGAAACTGATTGCCCTATTCGCCGTAGGAGCCACCGTCATTTCATCTCTAGGACTGACGGTTCACGGGATAACAGGCGTCATGGGCGGATTCATGACCATCATCAGGTTTGCAGGCGGCGGGGTGGGAACGCTGATAGGCTGGATAGGCCGTCTCGGGATGGTTCTCGTTTCATTCGGATTAAAGGCGGCAATGTTCCTCGTTACAAACCCGTTCGGATGGGCAATTCTTGCCGTTGCTGCCCTCGTTGCCTTGTATGTCTATTGGGATAAAGTCAAGGCGGCTCTGATTGCAGGTTGGGAATGGATTAAACAGGCATTCCAAAGCAACCCTCTGCTTGCCGCCTTCACAGGTCCGATAGGTGCATTGATTTCGCTTTTTGCAAATTGGGAACGTATTAAAAATGCCCTGATTGCAGGCTGGGAATGGATTAAACAAGTATTCCAAAATAACCCGCTGTTGGTTGCCTTTACGGGTCCGATAGGCGTATTGGTTGCACTGTTCGTAAACTGGGAGAAAGTCAAATCCGCACTGGTCGCAGGCTGGGAATGGATAAAAAAAGTATTTGGCGGAGAAAATCCGATTGCACAGGCAGCGCAGGCAGCCCTTGGACCTTTGAACGCCCTCAAGTCCGCCGCAATGGGTGCGTATGACTGGATTAAAAAAGCCTTTTCCGTTAAATCGACCATGCCAAGTTTAGGCAGTTCGAGCATCGGTTCGGGCGCATATATCCCGAACAAAGGCTATTCGACGGGCGGTTATACCGGAGCAGGCGGCATCAACACTCCCGCCGGTATCGTCCACAAAGGCGAGGTCGTCTTTAATCAACGCGACGTCGCACGTTTTGGCGGATGGCGGGTACTCGACAAAATCCGCAAAGCAGGATTGACCGCTTTGGGCAGAATCCTGCCATCCTCTGCACCCGAGCCGCGCCCCGCTCTAGCCGGAGCAGTTCCCGTTGCCGCAGATTTCAACCGCGGCAGCGGCGGCATGAACATCAACATCACCATCAACGGCGGCAGCAGCAGCGCAGCGGAAATTGCCCGCGAGGTCCGTCGGCAAATCGAACAAATGACCGCCAATGCAGCGCGCCGCGCCCGCAGCGCGTTCAAAGACGACTAAGGATAAAAAAATGCTGGCAACACTAGGGTTTTTCCCATTTATGTTACGCACCATCCCTTTCCAAACCATCAGCCGTCAAAACGGCTGGCGGCATCCCGAACACTCAACCGTCGGCAGCGGTATCAACCCCGTGCAATACATCGGACCGGATACAGAAACCATCACCCTATCCGCCGAACTGCGCCCTGAAATCACGGGCGGCGATACCTCCCTGTCCATGCTCCGCCTCATGGCAGAGCGCGGCAAGCCGTACAACCTGATACTGGGTACAGGGCAGATAATGGGCGCATACGTCATCACGTCCATCAAAGAGGACAGAGGCCAGCTCATGCACGACAGCAAAGCCCGAGCCATCAGCTTCAGCCTCGAATTGAAAAAAGTATCCGACAGCCCGCTCGGATTAAAGGGCAAAGCCCTGCAACTCGGCGTATCCATCGCCCGCCGTATCGCAGGCATATAAACCGAAAAGCAAAACGCCATGACCATCCTGACCACCATCAAAGACCAAGCCGTCAAAATCTTTAACGCCATAACCGACACGGGCGGCAACCATCTGACACCCGTCGCCAAGCTCACCATCAACGGCAAGCCGTTCAATACCGACGCCCTATCCCGCATCATCTCCATCAGCCTGACCGACAAAAGCGGCTTCGAGGCGGACGAGCTGACCGTCAGTCTGTCCGACCACGACGGCAAGCTCGCCCTGCCACCGAAGTCTGCCGAGATAACCATCGCGCTGGGCTACATCGAAACAGGCGTTGTCGATAAAGGCAGCTACAAAATAACCGAAGTGAGCTGGAGTGGTGCACCCGACACCCTGCACATCACCGCCCAATCCGCCGACACATCCGACCGCTTTTCCGAAGCAAAAGAAAAAAGCTGGCACAAAACCAGTCTGAAAGAAATCATCGAATCCATCGCCGCCGCCAACGGCTACACCCCAATCATCGGCAAAGCCTACCAAGACGAAAAAATCGACCATATCGACCAAAGCAACGAATCCGACGCCGCCTTCTTGTCGCGCCTTGCCGAACGCTACGATGCCATCGCAACAGTCAAACATGGCAGGCTCCTGTTTGTATCATCAGGCGAAGCCACGACCGCCAGCGGGCAGCCGTTGCCCACAATCAAGATTACCCGCAACAGCGGCGACCAATACACATTCAGATACAGCAATACCGAAAGCTACAACGCCGTCCGCGCCTACTACATCGACAAGAAGACAGGTAAAAAGCACGAAGTCGTCATCACCGAAGACAATTACGACCCCGTCAAAAAAACCGTCACCACCACCAAGCAATACAAGACCAAGCGCAAAGACGGCAAAATCCACAAAACCACCACCAAAGAAGTAACCGAAATCAAGCAGGCGGACACCACCGGCAAAAAAATCAAAACCCTGCGCCATACCTACCAAAGCTCCAAAACCGCCGCCACCGGTGCGCGCGCCGCGTACAAAAAACTAAAACGCGGCGCAATGGAATTCGATATTTCCCTCGCCGTCGGACGCCCCGACATCGCCCCCGAAAGCCCCGTAACCCTACAAGGCTTCAAACCCGAAATTGACGCAGAGAAATGGGTAGGTAAGGAAACCGTCCACACCCTAGACAGCAACGGACTGACGACCGCCGTCAAACTCCAAAGCCTGATAGACGTACCGATTGTCCTCTACGAAGGCGAAGTCAGCCCAAACTTTGCCGCCGCATTTTTCAAACACTGACCAAAACAAAAGCCGTCTGAAAGAATCAGACGGCTTTTTATTTAGAAATATTGCATTTAGGCGTTTGTAGCAAGATTGAATTTTCGACGGATCATATTGTTGATAATCACCGTTGATTTTGTAATGCGGACAGATTTTTTAACATTATCTACACCAATATCGTCAATCAGCTTAGAGAAGCAGCCGTTAACGAAAGAAGACGGAACCGCGGTTATCGAATCGAAAGACAAAACAACGCTTTTCTCTTCGTCAATCGCTGTTTTGATGATTTTATAAATTCTGAAGCCGTCTTCGTAAGTGCTGAACTGTTTGAGTTTGTCAGCTATTCTGATTTCAGTCATTCCCATGAGAAATCCTCCGAAGTCGATTGAAGTAAATCCAAATTATCCTGATAGAGTGTTATTTCGAAAGCTGTCCCGTCAATGTGCGGGCAATCGGTTTGAATATTTACAGAAGGGAGTCCTTCCGCACCTCTGTACACAATAGCAGAAATACAACCCGTTCGTAAAATAAATTTACCACCATTATTGCACACCATGCAAGCCAGCGTGAACAATCCCATACCGGCATTACGGTATGATGACCTTGTCGTAAAGCCTTCGCGTATGGCATGGATGATACAGTCGAGCGGAGTAAAGTCCGGATGGGCGCGTTGGATTTTAGTTACAAGTCCGATACCCAAATCGGAAATGCAGATTTTGATTTCCCCTTTGTTGGGGAAATGCTGGATGAATGCAGTGGATACCCTGACGCCGGAATGGTCTTTAGTATTGTTGAACAGTTCTTCAATACAGATTTTAATTTCCGCCAAGCTGTCGCGATGCGTCCCAAGTCTGTTTGCCAGCCAGTTCATCGATACATTTTCCAGCCACATCAAAGTTTCATTAGGCTCGAGAGAGCGTATCGGCAGAGTGGATTGGCGGCAACAGGAATCAGGCCGCAGACTACGTCCTGAAATCTGTAAGAAAAATTCCGAATCATCCATATAGCAGACAGCCTTAGACAAATCGGAACCGTTCGTGTAATTCGAAATAAATACCTTGATATTCGACTTTTTCAAATGAGTAGTCTGATCGAAAAGAACAGTCATTGCCAAAGGCTCGATAAATTCAAGGAGTGCGACATCAAAATAAATTTCCAGTTTGTGTCGAGGCAGAGAAAGGACAGTCCTTTTAATTTGTTCCGATAGTGTGCCAATCGTTTCAGAATTCAAGACACGCGGAAAGACAATCGTATTATTCACAGTTTTCAAAACAAACCCCCTCAAAATCCCGACAAATGCCATGCGCCGCGGACTTTGCCGCAGATGGTTAGTTTTTCCAGTTTGTCGTTTTCGATGGTTTCGGTGCGGTATAGCGGGTTGTCGCTGATGTTCATGCCACTACCCCAAACAACCTTTCCAATTTTGCCAAATGATCCGTTTCCTCCGCAGTTATCTTTCTGTCCGCCTTGGCAACACCGCTGGCATATTCCAAAATCGCCGCCCTCCATTCAGGGAAACGCTGATTAATAGCACGGACGGCAAAAGAAAAATCCATAGAATCCGGCACGGGCCAAGACTTCATGACGCCAAGCGAATAAGCGAGGAAATCATCGCCCATTTCCGATTTATCCGTCAGCCATTGCGCAATATACCGCTGTTCGGACGGCACATATCTCCCATCGCAGTAGGCGATATAGACCAACACATCCAAAATCGGCCTCATCTCCCGGATAAAAAAATCCATCTGACGCTCCGGTGCCTCATCGTATCGATCCTGCAAACGCCGTCTGAAAAGCGAAGGTTCGACCACTTCACCGGTTTCCAAATCCACCAGTCCCATAATCGACTGATATTTGAACGTCCTGACCATTTTCCGCTCATGGCAAAACGCCTGCACATAACCGTCTGAAAGATTGGCAACAAACTTACGGACATCAATAACCCGTCTGCTTCCGATTCCTTCCGTATTGACATATTCAATCTCAAAACTGCCGCCGACAGGCATTAGCACAGGTTTATCTTTCATCATAAAGCCATTCTTTTTTAATCATGTCGTGGAGAGATAATTCAGACGGTGTCAGTTTCTGTTTGCCCGTGTCGTTCCGCCCATAGACTAATATCGCGCCCGAACAGGCTGCCCAATGGAGGCGGCGTTCAAAATCGAGGTTTCGAGCGGTGGAGAGAGACTCTTTAAAATCTTTCCGAATTAAACCGCCCAAAAATTCCTGCCCAAATTTGAACAACTCCTTTTCAGGTTTGTCTGCGGCGGTTTGGAATTCGCCTTTATTTTTGTCTGATTCAGCCCCTGCTTCTGCCTCTTCGTCATCTGTTACTGACAAATCAATCCCGTTCAGGGCGAGCGCGGATTTAATAATTTGGTTGTATCTCAAATTCCGCGTCCGCGTTACCGGTTCAATATCGACCAATGCCAGCAGTGCCAGCACAGCATCGATATTTTCCTGCACGGTCTGTTTTAATTTAATTTGCCATGAGTGCAGTTCTTGCAAGTCCAATTTCACACCGTCTTGCTTGTCAGCCTGTTGACCACTTTGTTTTCCCATATTGCACTTCCCTAATAAACAAAACCACTAAATATTCAAAAAAATCCTACGGCCGCACCTTCCAAAACTTACCGTGAATTGAGCCGCTTCTCAAAATTCAAATCAAAATCCCGACAAATGCCATGCGCCGCGCACTTTGCCGCAGATGGTTAATTTTTCCAGTCCTTCGCCTTCGATGGTTTCCGTTCTGTATAACGGATTGTCGCTGATGACCAGCAGGCCGCCGCCGACGGAGGCTTGCAGGCGTTTGGCTTTTAGGCCGTCGGCGAAGGACAGGAGGTAAACGCCCTCCCCCTCAAACGAGCGGACGGAGGTATCGACGAAGAGTACGTCGCCGTCCTCGATGGTGCCTTGCATGGAATCGCCGCGCGCGGTGATGACTTGGATTCGTGAGAGGTTGCCGCCGAGATTTTCGCGCGCCCATGCTTTATCGACATGGACGAAATCGACGACCTCCGCCGTCTCGTTGTTGATGTATCCGTCGCCCAGCGCGGCGATCACGTCCAGCCGCTCGAAACGGATATGGTCGCCTGAAGGGTCGTCTGAAAGGTTTTCAGACGACCTATACATTCCTAAATCCTTCCTATACTTATCACCTAAACCATCTGCCAGCCATCGAGTAGAAAAGTTTGTCTTCTTCTCAAATGCCAATAACGGCTTTTTTCCTAAGCCAGTCTGCCCATTGAACCACTGCCCGACAAGACCTTTTGAGACACCTGCGAAGTCTGCCAAGTCCTGTTGAGTAATTAGACCGTGTTCATCCATCAATTCCTGAAGTCTGCCTTTCAAGTCCATCGCAAAAAAATCCCAGCTAAAAAATACTTAGTAAAAACAATGATTATTTAGAATTCTAAACTATTAATTGTTTAGTATGCTTGACTAGACAAGTTTAGGATTGTATAGTTCACTAAACTTTAAAAAGGAAAGAAAAATGAAAACAGACCAGCAAGTCAAGTTCATTAAAGAATTGGGAGGCGTTTCAGCAGTCGCAGAAATCTGCGGAATAACTCGGGGGGCGGTTTCTCAATGGCGGAAAAACGGTATTCCAAAAGCCCAAATGAATTTTCTAAAAGAAAAGTTTCCAGTGCAGTTCAAACAAATTTCAGACGACATCAACCCCAATCAAGGAGCAGAAAAATGAAACCCATCAATGTCCAACTCTCTTATGGCTCGCTCGTCGAGGTTGCAACTTGGGACAAAGGTTTCCTCGCCATCCAAAAACGCGGCAAAGACGGAAATTTTAGCGAGCTGCCGCGCAAGCCTGCCAAAACATTAAAAAAGGCCGTCCAAATGGTTGGGCAAATCTACCCACATGAAATCATCATCGCATCATGAGCGATGACAAAGCGGAAAGACGCTTGACCCGCCGGACAGTCGGCATCAACCCAAAAAGGAAACGTCATGTGCCAATACTGTATTCACAAAATCGAAGACCATCGCGCCGCCGATGTGTACCCCGCCGCGCCGCGCGCGCCGTTTGGCGTGATTGAAATCGAAGCCTACGGCGAAGAGTTGGATTTACTCGTGCAGGCTGCCTTTGCCTCCGGTAAGTCGCTGTCGGCATTCGCCGCCGAGGCTGCGCTGGAATACGCGGAAATGTATCTGCGAGCCTTTGAGGCGGCATCGGCAGACCTGAAACGGAGCAATGAAAATGACGCAGCGCAACATCAGTAAGGCGGAACACGGAAATATGCGGGTACAAATTACCTGCCCTTGCTGCGGCAGCCGCTGCAAGGTGACGGCAAGTCGGAAGATGACAGACCGTGTCCGTTATAGCTCTGTGCAATGTTTGAATGCTTTATGCGGCTGGTCGGGCGTGGCGGCGACGGAAGTCATCAAAACCATCTCCCCGCCCAGTCCGCTGCATCAAAACCCCGCCTTGATACCGCCGCAGATGACGGCGGATGAAATCTGGGAACAACACGGCGAAAGCAGTCAGAAAAATTTGTTGTAAAGGGAAAGAAAAATGAACGGCGAAATCGTCCCAACGTGGAAGTCAGCACCGCAGCGGGTTCGCTTTTTTAGAACCAAAGCCCAAGCCAGCGCCATGTGGAATATCGGCAAAAAGTTGGCAAGCAGTAAAACCAAAAACGCAAAAATCATGAACGGCTTGGAGCGCGACGCGCTCTTGGAACGAAATACAGACCGTCAGCCGTTAACGGCTTACAACGATGCGGAAGTCGTCAGAAGTTGGCTGGTTACGCCGGAGCAAAGCAAGGCTCTGGAAGATAGTCAGAAGTTGATAAAGGAAATCGCTCGATTGGGCAATATGCTGAATCAGCAAAACGTAGTGTACAGCTTGGGTTTGCCGGTTCTCCAGCTTTCTGAAGCCGCCCGACAGCTTGAAGCCATCGACGAAAAAATAGCCCGCGCTGCATACGCCGGCAGAAAAATGAAAGTAAACCCTGTTTCAGACGACCTTAAAGCTGCCTGAACCTGACCCGACAAGGAAATATCATGAAAATCAAAATCCGCTACATCATCCTCGCTCTGATGCTCGCCGCTTCGTCTTTTATGCTTGGTTCGCCCCGCGACCAGATGCCGCCCGAGCCGCCGCAAACGCTGCCTGAAACGGAAGCTGTCCGCGCTTATGAATCGCCAACCTTCGACCATATGGGCGGCGACGCTGAAATTCCGCAGGAGGGGCAGCAATGAACGTTATCGAAGTCATCGGCATTGTTTTCGCCGCCGCGCTCGCTGCTTGGCTCTATGTAGATTACAAAATCGAGCAGAAGAAGCTGGACGCGGAAATCGAAGAAAGAATTCAGGACTATTTTAAGCATTGAGACATAGGGCGGGCTGAAGCCCGCCACTTACTAGGCAGGACAAATCATGGGCATATCAATTCACACGGCAAATGCAAAGGCGGCGCAGCAAGACTACGCCGCCGGAGCCTTTTTGCTGCTCCCGCCTGCCCTGCGTGAAGGATTTGAAAGCCTGAAGCCTGCCGAGGCGTCAAAAGCGCGTTCGTTCTTTACTGATTTGGTCGTCCGTCAGTTGGACGGCGGCATTCAGCCCGCCGCCGCGCGCGTCCGCGCCGAAGACGGTCTGAAAACCTTACTCGACAATCTGACCATTCTGCCGCCTGCCGTCCGTTCGGCAGGTTTGGACGCTTCGGACGACGACATCCGTGTCCTCGCCGAGGCTGCCGCCAAAGATATTTATTTCAAGCAACGTATCGGTTGGAGTCTCGCCGGTCTGATCCATTATGCCGCTTCCGAATACGGCATCAATACCAAAAAAGTATTCAAAGACAAAATTCCCGAAGCCGTCGAAGCTCGTCTGAAAACTCCGAAGTTTTGGCGTCGCCAGCTTCGCCGCATTTTCGCGCGCGCTGCTGAACGCTACCGCCGCGAGGCTGGCTTTGTATCCCGCAAAACGGGACTCTATGCCTCCGATGAAGCGGTATTCCGCCGCTTGGTGCAAAAGCGTCGCAATCTTGCCATGCTGCAAACCATGATTGCGATCAATGAACTGGGGCAAGAATTTACGCTTGAGGCTTTGTCTGAAGTCTCTGTCTCAAACCCAGCCCTGCGCCGAGCCGAATTGATGGTGCGGATTCGCGGATTCGAGGAAATCGCCCGCCTGAAAAACCACGTCGGCGAATTCTTTACGATTACCTGCCCGTCCCGTATGCACCGTATGCACCACTTCGGCAAGCCGAACGAGAAATTCAGCGGCGAAACGCCGTCTCAGGCGCAGGCTTACTTGAATAAAGTATGGGGTCGTATCAATGCGGAATTAGGTCGTCTGAAAATCAAAATCTACGGCTTCCGCGTTGCTGAGCCGCATCACGACGGTACGCCGCACTGGCACGGGCTTGTCTTCATGGAAGCGCAACACCGCCTTACCTTCCGCCGCGTCGTGGCGAAACACGCCTGCCGCGAAAACCGCGAAGAGCTCGGTTTGAAATATTTCGACACCCTAAAAGAAGCGGACGCGGAAGTCCGCCGAATCCAATCGAAAATCCGTGAAAAACAAGGCAGCGCGCCTACGCTCGCCGCCATTCGCGCCGGTCTGAAAACCGAGAAGAAATTCTGGGGAGCCAAATACTTTAAATTTTGGAGGGAGACTCCCGCCTCTGCCCGTGTTGACTTTGAAGCCATCAACTGGGCGCGCGGCTCGGCTGCCGGTTACATTGCCAAATATATCGCCAAAAACATTGACGGCAAAAGTCAAAGCGGCGACGGCTTGGGCGTTGACTATGAGTCTGACGCACTGTTGAGCATGGCGGAAACCGCCGTCCGCGTGGACGCATGGGCAAGTCATCACGGTATCCGCCAGTTTCAGCAAATAGGCGGCTGCCCCGTCACTATTTGGCGCGAATTGCGCCGAATCAATCCCGACGCTTCAGACGACCTTTTAATGCTCGCCCAACAGGCTGCCGATATGGGCGACTGGATGCGTTTTACCGTCCTTTTGGGCGGCGAATCTGTATCTCGTAAAGACGTCCGTCTCGGTCTGTACCGCGAAGAGGCAACCGAGCCGAACTGCTACGGCGAAATCCCTGCCGACCGCATCATGGGCGTTTACGAAAAAGCAACCGGACGCGTCGAAATTTCGCGCGTCCATTCGTGGGTTTTGAAGAAAAACGGCGGCATCGCCGCCGCTTGGACTTGTGTCAATAACTCTACGAAAATGAAATTCGCCCCCGAATCTGCACAAAAATTCAGCAGCCGCCCAGCCGCCGCAACCCTGACCGACCTTGAAAAAACCGAATCCGCAGAATGGCTTATTTGGAAACACGGTTTTTCGGTGCAAAACGCCGTCGGTTTGGCGAAAGCCGGATTAAGACCGGAACTGGAAAACGAATATCAAAAAGACATGATTGATATGGCCAGCATCGAAGAGCTGAGATACATGAGCCGCGAAACCCGCGAAAAAATCGAGGAGGCGGCGAAAGATACCGCCATCCGAAACGAATCCGCCCGCGAAAAACAACGAAACTACCGCGAATACATCCACGGTATTGAAAAACTGCGCCGTCCGCTCGTCAGCGGATTGACACCGGAAGAACCTGTTTTCGACTTCGCCGCCATCAAAGCCGCCGACGAAGCCAATATCCGCGCGAAGACGGTCCGCTACGAAAAACCGCAATACGACACCGTCGAAAGCGTCCTCGAATCCGCCCGCGCCGCCCGTGAAGCGTCGCTGGCAATGAATGAAAAATTGATTAATCGAAACTGACCAACCGGAAAGGAATAAAAATGGGCGAATACATTACCCTAGATGAAGTGAAGAAACTATGGACGATACCGGGCAAAAAGCCGCCGTCCACGACAACCATTTGGGCGCGCCGCCGGGCGGGGCTGATACCGCAGCCGAAGTTGGTGGGACGGGACAACCTCTACAAGCGGGAGGAAGTCATCAGAATGCGGGACGAATATTTATACAAGGATTAATAAATGGTTTTGAGATACGGCAGCGTTTGCAGCGGAATTGAAGCGGTATCCGTAGCGTGGCAGGGGATGGGATTTGAACCGGCATGGTTCTCGGAAATAGAGCCATTCCCATGCGCCGTCTTGGCACACCACTACCCAAGCGTCCCGAACTATGGCGACATGACGACGTTACCGGAGCGGATTTTGTCAGGCGAAATTGAAGCACCTGATATTTTGGTCGGCGGGACACCTTGCCAGGCTTTTTCGGTTGCCGGCTTAAGAAACAGCCTAAATGACGAACGCGGAAACCTGACGCTTGTTTTTGTAAGGATTTTAAATGCAATTAACACTATTCGAAGACGCTACGGACTGCCAGACGCAGTCGTCCTATGGGAAAACGTCACCGGCGTCTTATCAACACGAGACAACGCCTTCGGATGTTTTTTGGCAGCTTTGCTTGGCGAGTCCAAAGAGCTTGTCCCAACAGGGAGCAGATGGACGGGTGCAGGTATTGTGCGTTCAGACGAGTGCGAAATCGCATGGCGAATCTTGGATGCCCAATATTTCGGAGTCCCCCAACGCCGCCGAAGAGTGTTTCTTGTCGCAGGTAGTCGAAACAGACGTGTCACCGAAATACTATTTGAGCAACCGGGCGAAAGCGGGAATCTTGGACAGGGCAGAAAAAAGGGGAAAGAATCTGCCGCATTTATTGAAAGCAGCTTTGGAACATATCGAGAATCCGATGTCGGCGGCACAGTAAAAAGAACAGGTGGCGCGCTGTCTGGTGGTAGTGAAACTTTATTAGTTTCAAAAATTGGAGCAACGTTAAGCACTAGATGGGGCGTTAACTCAGACCAAATTTGTAACGGAAATTGCATTATAAATTATCCAAAAGTACGAAAACTAACTCCAATTGAATGCGAAAGGCTACAAGGATTCCCAGATAACTACACAAAGATTCCTTGGCGCAACAAGACCGTAGAACAATGCCCAGATACACAAAGATACATGGCAATCGGAAACAGTATGGCAGTTCCAGTCATGCGATGGATTGGAGATAGAATAAAGTAAAAGGTCGTCTGAAACATTTCAGACGACCTTTTCCTATTTCCCGACCGTTGCCAATGTGTACGGCTTAAATCTAAACACTTCCGCGCCGAATGCGTCGTTGGCTTCAAGAAACGCCGCCTGTATCGGCTCGATTTCATTCGCGGCGAACACTTCCGCCGCCGTCCGGGCATCGCCCAATCCGCCCGCCGCCGTCGGGACAACACCCATCAATGACGGTGGGACGCGATGTATCGTCAGCATATCTTGGGCAGACACGTTTTTAATATTCAAGAAATCGTCTTTGGCTGCCACCTCTGAAATCGGAATCAGCTTGATGCCGTCGGACTTGCCGTCAGGCGAGCGCAGGAAGACATTGCGGAAATTGCCTTCGCGCTGCGCTTTTTTAAACTGATCCTTGAGATTGTTCCAATCGTCGTTGTTGATGTTGTTGTCGGTTGCGTACACGATAAAGCCTGCATGGCTGCCGTTGTCGTAGTAGCGGCGGCGGAAGGTCGTCGCTGAGCGGTTAAGCTCTGCCGAACTTAAGCCCGCCAAATAGTCGGGGATGCCGTAAACCTCTTGCACCAAATCGGGCTGCATCAGATGGATAACGTCGGATTTTGGGATAAAGTCAGCCGTCGCGATGACGTGCGAACGCAGATAGAAGTAACCGTCTTTTTCGTATTTTTTAGACGACCGCCGCATATAAACGGACAGGCGGTTTTTGAATCCCAAGACCTTGCCGAAGCGATTGCGCTCCGCCGACAGATAACCATTGCCGGTGACTAGGAAATTAAAAGCCAGCTTTTTGAATTCGGCGCGGCTCAAAAGCGCAGTCGGCTCGAAGGTGGAGGTTAAGACATTCAGTTTGCAATGCAGCGCGGACGAATGATGTACGCCGGCACGCAGCAATCCGATCAAGTCCTCTTGATTGACGGGCAGTTCGTAGTAATGGCCGTTGTCGGCGCATTCCCACGCCGCGCCGAGCCAAGACAAACGCTCGTCGTAGCCCCAACTGAAAATCTCTAAATCTGTACGGGCTTCATTGCCCGTCGAATTCAAATCAGACATAAAAATCCTTTAACTATCAATCTCAAATCGTCCGCTGACAACATTGTCCAGCGGCTCTTGATAAAACAACATCATCGCTGCCCAAGCCAAGTCGCCATGACTGGCTGTTTTGCTGCGCGTCGAATCGTAAGTAATGTTCCGTCCGCTGGCAGTAATGGCGCGTCGGACGGATAAAAACGCCATCTGCAAATCAATTTTCCCAGCGTCCCACTCGATACGTTTGTTTTTGAGCAGATTCTGCGTTTTTAAAACCATCATCCCTTTAATATCGGGCGTGTAGGTCATGCCGATGGCGGGCGGATAGAATTTTTTAACAAGGTCGTACACCGCCGCGCCGATACCGTTTGCGTCGATGACGATTTTGGTAACGTTGAATTTCTCGGTCATGCTGCGAATGATTTTTGCCTGAGATTCAAAGTCCGCCCCATTAATCATGTGTGTTTCCAAGATTCGGAATGGCTCGCCGTTTCGTTGCGGCGGAACAGCGACTACCAAGCCGGACGCGTCGCCGGTATAGCTCGGGTCGTATCCTATCCATACAGGGATATTCCCTGCGGGGCGCATCATGTCAGGTTTGTACCAAGTCCAATCCCACGATTCGACGCCGCAGGCTTGTAGGTCGGCAAAATGAAACACACCCTCGCCGTCAGGGATGAATTGACATTCAAAGAGCTGCGCGAACTTGTCGGGCGAGTAGCGCTGGCGAAGGTAATCAATATCGAAGAGGTTGCAGCCCGCTTCCTGCGCATCATGAATGGTGACGATTTGCCGCCATTGCGCATCGGCATCCTGACGACCGTGTTTTAAAGCGGCATGGCTCAAATCGAGCTTGATATGCTCTCTTCGCGGACGACCTTCGTTAAACATCGCGCCCGACCAAAAGCCGTAAGCGGGGTGGCCTTCGGATGACGGCGTTGAGAAATAGGTTGTTTTAAGGTGCTTTTGACTCGCCATTGCCTCGGCCAGCGTTTGCAACCGCTCGAAATCGGGAATCCAGAAATATTCGTCGACATACAAGTTGCCGTTTCGACCCTGAGCCGTCCGCGAATTCGTACCTAAAAAATGCAGTTGCGCTCCATTGTGCAGCGAGATCGTATCCCCGCCTTTTAGCTCGACATCGACCATCTTGCAGAGGTTGAGGATGTATTGCTTGAACTGATACGCCTGCGCGCGAGACGCGGATAGGAAAATAGAGTTAATGCCCGTTTTTAGGCTGGTCAGGAAGGCTTCGCGGGCGAAATAGAAAGTCGCACCGATTTGGCGGCTTTTTAAGATATTGCGGAATCGGTGCGTCCGGTAAATCTCGCCCCAATACCGCTGATAATCGAAACACTGCTCTTCGAAAATCTCTATCATGCGCTGCTGCTGCTCCGGCGCGATATAGTTTTTCGGCGGTTTTTCGACGGAGCGGGTGCGGCTGCGTTCGGTGCGCTCGGTGCGTTCGCGCGGCGGGCGGTCTATGCTCGGCACGCTGTCAAAAGGCGGCTTGTCTGCGCCGTCAAAGCGGTTGTTTGGCGGCGTTTCCAATTTTTCAGACGACCTTTTACTACCCTCCCCGCTCATAAGCGCAGAAAGTTGGCGCATTTCTTTGTAAACGCCGTCCGATTTGTTGGGCAGGTTGACGAGTTGGATTAGGCGCGCTTCGATGGATGACGCGACGCGCTGCATCGGCGTGCCGCCGTCCCAGTTTTCCCGTTGCTTCCAAGAATGTACCGTGGCGGGCTTCAGCCCCAAATGCCGCCCGATGGCGGTAATCTTCCAGCCCTGCCAATAGAGCGACCGCGCCACTAGGCGCGGGTCTATATTCTGCGCGATTTCGATGTTTTGACGTTTTTCCATTAGTTCAAAAAATATCTTCAATTTTCCGATTTTCGGGCAAATCCGCCCGCGCCGCCCATTCGGCATGACTTGAAAATCACACGGAAAACGCCCGCCGCTTGCCTCGATACGCGCAAATGACAAAATAAAGCGGACAAATATCAAAGCAGGCAAAAATGAATAAATTCGCCAAATCAACCCAAGAAAAATTCAGCGACCGATGGTTTTGCATCGGAAAATCGGGCGCAACCGTTGACGGACGCACCATCGAATCCGCCGACCTGATTGCCGCCGCCGCTGCCTATGACCCAGAGTTGTACGGCGCGCGTATTAATCTCGAACATTACCGTCCATACAGCCCCAAAAACGACTATTCAGGCTTGGGCGACGTCCTCGAACTCAAAGCCGAAACGACCGACGGCGTGACCCGTTTGTATGCCCGTATCGACCCTACCGAGAAGATGATGGGATACATCAAAGACCGCGAAAAAGTCTTCACGTCGATGGAGCTTATGAAGCCGTTCGGCGATACCGGCAAAGCCTATTTGGTTGGTCTCGCGATGACCGACTCGCCCGCCTCGATGGGTACAACGATGCTCAAATTCCGACAAATTGCTCCGGACGACCCTAATTTCACCGCCGCATACACACAAATGGAAAGTCAAGATATGCCAAAAACCGAAAACCAACCGAAAACAGAGAAAAAAGGCATTTTTGCCGTCATTCACGATGCAATGTTCAGCAAAAAAACAGACCCCGAACAGCCAAGCCAAGAACCGCAGAAAATCGATTACAGCCAAGAAATTGACGCCCTGAACAAAGAATTGGAGCAATCGGCGCAAATCACTGAAAAAATCGTCGAAGACTACGCGGCATTGCGTAAAGAATTTGATGAATTTAAAGCAAAAATCGAATCGACTCCTGTCAATGCCGCCGCCGCGCACACCGGCGCGACCACCGTCGCAGATTCCGAATATTGATAACAAGTAAAGGCGAAAAATGCACCCATATATCCAGCAATATATTAATGCTGTCGCAAAAGCCAACGGCACAACCGCCGCAGGTATTGCGCGACAATTCAACGTACAGCCCGCCGTATCCCAAAAAATGCGCGAAGCGGTGCGTCAGCAATCTACCTTCTTGCAGAAAATCAACATCATCAGCAAAACCGAAATTGCCGGTTCCATCATCGGTTTGTCGACAGGTCTGAATGCCTCTCGTACCGATACCAAAAACGGCGATGGCAGTGTACGCCGCCAACCAAAGCCATATCACAACCTGAGCGAACGCCAGTATTTGTGCAAAAAAGTCAATTTTGACACTCAAGTCAGCTATGACGATATGGACTCTTGGAGCGCCCACCCCGAATACGTCAAGCTGATTAATAACCAGCTCGTCAAATCCAAAGCGTTGAGCCTGATTGCCATCGGCTTCAACGGTACGTCTGCCGCTGCGACCACCAACTTTGCAAGTAACCCGCTCTTGCAGGATGTTCAAAAAGGCTGGTTACAGCATCTGCGCGAAAATGCAGCGACCAACGTCATGGGTAGTGCGGCGACGGCAATCGAAATCGGTGCAGGTAAACCATACACCTCAATCGACCATCTCGTTACCGACGTCATGGAAAACCTGATCGACGAAGAGTTTCACGATATGCCGGGCATGACTGTTATCTGCCATCAATCTTTGTTGTCCGAAAAATACTTCGCGGTCATCAAAGAGGCAGGCAATAAGGCAAGCGAGCTGCGTCCAGCCGACATCATCATGAGTGAAAAACGCTTGGGCGGTCTGCCGGTCGTTACCGTGCCATATTTCCCGAAAAATACCCTGCTGGTTACGCCGCTGGAAAATCTGTCGATCTACTTCCACAAAGGCGGCCACCGCCGCAAATTGGCGGACGAGCCTGAATTTGACCGCATCGCAGACTACCAGTCAGAAAACATCTGCTACGTTGTCGAAGAGTACGGCGCGGCGGCTTTGGTGGAAAACATCAAAATCGCCAAATAGCAATCAGGCGCAAATCGTCTGACTGTATCAAAGGTCGTCTGAAACGAGCTTCACCCAGTATAGGTTGCGGCGATTGAGTTTCAGACGACACCACAGAAAGAAAAATAATGACACCCGCCCAAGCACATAAACAACAAGTTTTGGCAGAGCAAGCCGCACAAAACGGAGAGGACATCAATGCCGCCGAACCGTACCGCCGATTGCTCGCCTCCCTCAACGCAGACCGTTCCGTATTGAGCCAAATCAAAGCGGTTTCCGATAAAGTCCAAGCCAAAAAAGGCATGATTTTGAAATATCTACCGTGGCTTGAAGACGTGTATCAAGCAGGAACGCCGTCGGAATCAGACCCTGTCTTCACTACCGCACTTTTGTGGCTGATTGACATTGGCGACCTTGATACTGCCGTGCCTTACATCCTGTTCGCTATCAAGCATGGCATGAAGGTGCAAGACGACTACCGCCGCGACTTGCCTGATCTGTTGGTCGAAGAGTTGGCAGAGCAATTTGCCACCGGTGCTGATTTAAGTCCCAAAAATCATGCTGAATTACTCGCTCTCTTGAGCAGTACGGATGACGAGACAGGTATGCACACAATCAATCTGACGGACATTGTGCGCGCCAAGTTTTTCAAAGCATGTGGCGAGCGTGCCGAAGAAGTCGGAGACGTGCAGGGTGCCGTAGGCTACTACGAATCCGCTTTACAGTATTCCGACAAAATCGGCGTCAAATCCCGTATTGCCTCACTCAAAAAACAGCTTGAAGGCTGAAATCTTCCCCCCGCCGGGCGCAAGCCTGCGGAAAGTCCTCCCGATTAATCGCGGACGGCCTTATCCGTAAAAGCCTCTGCGCCTCTATTCTGAAGCCCGCCTGAATATCGGGCGGGCTTCTTCAGTATGGATACAAATCATGACGATGGTTTTCGCCGACAACCCCGACCAAGGGCGGCAGGAATTCGACCAATCCGAAATCCGAAGCATTCCGTTTTTTCCGGTTATTGACTTAACAAACTTCCGCGAAGTTATGCGCATAGAGCCGAACATATCGAGTTCGCGTGTCTATCACGCTGCCCTCGAAGCCGTCGCACACGTCAACGGACAGCTTAAGAAATACCGTATTTCCGCCGTTCAGGTCGGCAAAGCCACGCTCGACGAAACTGGCGATTCAGACGACGTCATCAATGGCGAATCTGTTAAGACTATCCACTACCGCCGCGCCGTCTATTGCTACGCTAAATCCCTGCTGCTCGAAAAATACGCGGACACCGAACCGTCAGGTAAAGCGGGGGAGCGAGCCGAAATGAAACAAAGTCAGGCGGAAGACTACCGCCGCGAAGCCCACTACGCGACCGCCGCCGTCATGGGCGAAAGACGCTGCGATGCAGAATTAATCTGAAATGGACTACATAACAAAAGAAGGCGATACCGTCGCAAATATCGCATGGCGGCACTATGGCACATCGGCAGGGCATACCGAGCGCATCCTGACAGCAAATTACGGCTTGTCCGCCTACCCTGCCCTGCTGCCCGCCGGCATAAAAATAAGGCTGCACGAAGCAGCGCAAAACGAAGAAATACAAGAAAAATCCACCCTGAACCTATGGGATTGAAACGTTATGACCCACGATAAAACCACCACCGCCGTCAATGCCGCCGTTATCGTTATTGGAAGCTACCACGTCCATGCCTCCGTCGCGTTTGGCGCGCTAATCGGCGCATCCCTGTTTGTCCTGAGCCAAAAGGCAGAACGCCCGATCAATAAAGCGTGGCTATTTGCCGTGTCCTTTATTGGCGGAATTTTTGGTTATGACGGCGCGGAAGATATTGTTAACTGGCTGATGCCGGGCGAAGAGCTGCGCATCAATAGCTTTACTGCTGCCGCCCTCTTTTCCGCCGGTTTGGTATTGGTACTGCAACGCATCATGCGCCTGATTGACCAAGGTCGTCTGAAAAACACGGAATTGGAAGAGGAAAAAGAGGTATGAATACCGTACAAACCACCGCCATCATTGCTTTATCCCTGACCGCCGCCGTGAGAATCATCATGTTCGACGCGCGCGGAAAGACGCATAAGCCGTTGAGTGCGGCAATCGCCTATCTGTCTATCGTGTGGTTTTGCAGTCTCGCACTGTCCGCAGCCTTTGCCATCGAATCCCTCACCACATGGCTACTGATTTTCGGTCTCGCATTGCACACGGGTGCAGTGTTATGGAGCGGCGGTAACGTCAGCAAAATCAACCCGAAAAAAACCCGACCTATCGCAGCAAATCAAGGATTTTTGAAACGCAATGCAGCAAACACATCGCGCGAAAAATTTATGAGCGACTGGCGGAAAAACATTTAAAACACACACCTAAAGGAAAAAAATATGACTGAATTGCCTTGGATGGCGGAAGCCCGAAAACACCTAGGATTGAAAGAAATCGTCGGCGCGAAACATAACCCGATTATCCAGTCTTGGCTCAAAGAGATGGGCGGCTTTCCCAATGCTGCAAAAGCGTGGTACACCGACGACGAGACGCCGTGGTGCGGTCTGTTTGTCGGGTACTGTCTCGGCAAAAGCGGGCGCGCCGTCATCAAGGATTGGTATCGTGCAAAGGCATGGTCTGAGGCGGGTCTAACCAAGCTGTCTAAACCTGCCTATGGCTGTATCGCCGTGAAATCCCGAAAAGGTGGCGGCCATGTGTTTTTCGTTGGCGGCAAAAACGCCAAAGGGCAGATTATGGGATGGGGAGGCAATCAGGGCAATGCCGTGTCTGTTGTGCCATTTAACGCCGCAGACATTGATGGCTACTACTGGCCGTCTAAATTGGTTGATGGTAAGCCGGTTAAATCGTCCCCGTCGGAGGAGCGTTATAACCTACCCATTGTTACCGGCACTGCGGCAGCAGGCGTGAGCGAAGCCTAAAAAGGAGGATGGTATGAAAACAGCTATTGTTGTTGTCGTGTCTTATATCCTGACCGTTGCCGTCCTCGGATATGGCTTGATGTACATGCGAAAAAGCAATAAGGCACTGACACAAACAGTCGCCGCGCAGGCAGCCGCCATCAAGTCAAAAGACGCCGCGATCAGGCTTTATAAAGCCCGCGCCCAAAGCTTGCAGGAACAGGTAAACCAAATTATGAAGGTGCAGGCTGAAAAAAACAGCCAAGTCGAAGCAGCACTGACTAAGCATCATGAATGGTCGTCTGAAAAACTGCCCGAAGATGTAGCCAAAACCATCAATAAAAAATAACAGCGGGGCGCATGATTGCGCCCTTTTAAACATCAAACTATGAAAGATAAAGAATGAAACGTCTCTCCGTTCTCGTCGCAGCCATTGTCCTTGCTGCCTGCGCCCATAATCCGCCGGTATCCGTACAGGCTGCCGAGTCATGCCCACCGGTGCCAAAGTGTGAAGCCTACCCGCCCGAAGAGATTGCAACTAATGCGGACATGGTTCGAGCTTTGATTGCCTATCGCTCGGCGTTTGAACAATGCCGCCTCTATCGCGACGCTTTGTCCGCCTGCCTCAAAGGCGATGAAGAAGGGAAAGCCACACCATGACCGACATCATCGACCAAGCCTGCGACTTAGAGCAAAAAATGCGCGAATTCTGGCTGTTACGCCAAAAGGAACAAGAATCCGCCGCGCCATCCGCCCAAGAGTGTGAAGAGTGCGGCGAAATCATCCCCGAAGCGCGCCGAGAGGCAGTGCCGGGTTGCCGATTGTGTATTAACTGCCAACGTATCGAAGAGCAGAAAAATAGATTTAAAGCCTGAGATAAAAATGAAACCTGCAAATAAAACTATCGAAAAATTTGAAGATTATGATGGATTTGTTGAAAAATTTAAGCCAAAAAAGACAACCGACGATTGTTACACGCCGCCTGCTGTCTATGAGGCAGTATTGTCTTGGGTGAATGAAGAAATAGGCATTCCAAACAATTTGGAAATTGTCAGACCATTTTTCCCGGGCGGCAACTACGAAGCAGTTGACTACGCGGGGAAGGTCGTGATTGATAATCCGCCGTTTTCAATTTTGTCGAAAATCATAAAATTTTATAAGGAGCGGAACATCCCATTTTTTTTATTTGCCCCGAGAATGACCTGTTTGTCCGGAAAGGTTGCAGAAATGCAAAACATGACTGCCGTGTTTACAGCGGGGAACAGCGGTACAATCATTTATGAAAATGGCGCGTGTGTATCGACCGCATTTGTAACAAATATGACGGGAGATTTAAAAATATGGGTGTCAGAGACGTTGTCAGAAAAAATTAATATGGTAAATAAATCATCTAAGAAATCTTTGCCAAAATATATTTACCCGGACGAAATGTTTAAAGCAACAGATGCAGGATTGTGTACAGAGCTTAAGATAGACCGCGCCGACACATTGCCCGTAAACGCTTTGGATTGTCAGCGTCCACATAAAAAGACGATATTTGGTAGAGGATTATTACTGACTGAAAAGGCAGTAAAGGCAGCAAAAGCAGCAAAAGCAGCAAAAGCAGGGAATATCATATGCTGGGAACTATCGCAGCGCGAAAAAGACATGATAGCTGCGCGCGAGGCGGCGAATGACGGAAAGGTCGTCTGAAAATGGAAAAACCAAAAAGCCTGCGTCTTACCATACAGGAAACGTTGCCGGAGTTTAAAGCCGCCCCTGACCGTCTGCGTATGACGGTTTTGTCAGGGCAAATTATTCCGAAACGCAATACATTGAGCTACGAGGCGAAGTACACACTCAATATTTTTGTGCAGGAATTTCATCGCGATCCTGCCTATCTTTTTTTGATTGTGAATAAGTGGCTGCAAGAAAATCAGCCGGATATTTTGTGTCCGGGAGCGGATGCATCATCGCGCGCCTTTATTTTCGAAGCCGAGCCGATAGAGTCGGATGTATGGGATGTAATGATAGAGCTTAAATTGTCAGAGACCGTCATCGCCGGAATTGATGATAATGGTTTGGTTACATACAAAATCAAGAAAGAGCCGCCGCGACAGGTATTTTAGGCATCAATGCGGGGCGCAATCATGCGCCCTTTTTGCTAAAAGGATAAACAAATGCAAGAGTTGGAAGAGTTTGTTGCACAAATCCGCCATCTGGCATTGCAACTCCAACCGTCTGCCCGCGCCAAGCTTCTGCGCAATATCGCAACGGAACTGCGCCGCCGTAACCGAGAACGGATTCGGGCAAACGTGGAACCTGATGGCAAGCCAATGGCGAAGCGTCAGGGCGACCGCTTTATGTTCCGCCGCATACGGGATGGCGAGGGGCTGAACGGTCGACCGTTTCGTTTTTTCGGGGAAAAATACGGCGACAATTACACAGGCCGCATCGCATACAGCCGTACAGAAAACGGCAATGAGCTGGTCAGGTTTGAGGGAAAGCGAAATCTATTAGGATTCCGACGGGAATATTTGTACTTGAAAACGCCGACAATATCCCGTATGGCAATGTTCCGTCGTCTCGGTGCCGCCCGCTGGCTGCGCCAAAAGGCAGACGCCAACCGCGCGCAAATTGGCTGGTTCGGCGGTTCGGCATCAGCCATTGCCACCGAACACGAAGACGGCAATTCGCGCAAAAACCTCCCATCGCGCCTATTATTGGGATTGCCGAAAGAGGATTTGCAGTACATCACAGACCAGTTATTACAAGCCTTGAAAATCGATTGAAAAAAAGCCGTCTGAAACAAATCAGACGGCTTTGTTATTGTATTTTAAAGGAAGTGCATAAATCAGCGTGAAAATGCATAATCTTGCATAAAAACGCATAAAAAACCAATATCCAAAAATCAACGAAAACCCCATGAAATATAAGGATTCCCGCCTACTCTATCGCTGCATAAAAAAACACACCCACACAAACCCCGCGGGCGTGGAGGGGGAGCGCGCGCCACCCGCCGCCGGTTCGGTAGCACAAAAAAAGGTCGTCTGAAAAATCAGACGACCACATGGAAAATAAACTTATTTAATACGATAACGGTCACGAAGAGCCATAACATCGCGCCCTAAGTTCTCGAGCATCTCCAGCCGCTCGTCTAAAAGTTCAGAACGATCATAGGCGCGTTCTGTCTTGTCAGATATCCCGTGAGAAAGTAGCATCTCTCCGACATCTCTGCGGATTTTATAAACTTCGCGTAGGTATGTTCGCGCCAAACTTCGGAGGCCGTGCGCCGTTGTGTTAAGTCCCATCTTGGAGCGTAGTTTTATGCGGACAGTTTCGGAGGACATGGGTTTAGCGAATCCCGCGCCCTCAAACAAATAAATACCGTTCACATTAAGGCGGAGAGCATCGAAATAAATAGTTTTCAAAGCCGAACTCAATGGAACAATATGCGGGCGTGTCTTCATTCGTTCGATAGGTATTTCCCAAATGCCTGCCTTGAGATTTATTTCTGACAGTCTAGTCCCTGCCGCTTCCGACGGGCGCGTCATGCTCAACAGTTGCCAGTAAATTAAAAGCCGCGCTCGGTCTCCAATATCTTTTGACGTTTCGAGGCGTTCAACTAAAAGTGGGAGTTGGTCGAATCGCAAAGCATCGAAATGACGTTCGGGCGGTTTGTCAAAAACCTGCTTGCCGATAACCGCAACAGGATTAGACGGGATAGAGCCGTCAGCAACAAAATAATCAAACATCAGACCTAAGTTACCTTTTACCCGCCGCAGATACTCCAACGCCTGCCGCTGCTCCATCTTGCGCAACACCGCGACAACTTCCGCCGTCGTGATTGATCGAATATCGCGCCCCTTGAATGTCGGCAAGACATTAAGCTCAATCGCAGCCAAGACCTGCTCCGCATAACGGGGATTCTTCCCCGTCCCCTGTTTGCCCCCAGACTTGCGCCATTTGTCAAACCACCGCGCCAAACAATTTTCAAACCGATATGCTGCGGATACGTCGTCTGAAATCAATTTGGGATTTATACCCTTTTTAATTTTAGACAGCATCTCATCACGCCAAGCGCGAGCATCTGCTAACCCGAAGCGAGGGAAAAGTCCTAAAGTCATCGTGTCCATTTTCCCATCGGCTCGGCGGTATTGTAGCCGCCAAGATTTAGTACCGGACGGCAAAACCCATAAAGCCAGCCCGCCACCGTCGGAAAGTTTATAAACCTTGTCTTTGGGTTTGGCGGTTTTGATTTGAGACAAGCTTAAAGGCGTTACGATTTTAGGCATGTGTTACTCCTTGTGATAACACATAAAATACCATAAAAAAATCAAAAGAATCTGTATATACTCGAAACAGATTTAAAACATACAAATATAAAAAATGGCTAAGTCTTTGATAACTTAGCCATTTATATATAGATTTAAAAGTCATGAAAAACTTTTAAAAAAGTAACTGGCAGAGAGGAAGGGATTCGAACCCTCGATACGCTATTCACGTATACACGCTTTCCAGGCGTGCGACTTAAACCACT